TCTCGTATATCCGACTAAGAAAATTGGTAATCGAGCGATAAGTATCTTCTATCCAATCACCCGTAAGGTTGGTTCGGCTATCGAAGAAGAAGTAATTAAAAAATATGAAGAAGTAACGAAAGGAACAAATTATGCTGGATACTTTAGTCCTAGTAATTGAAATTGGAGACCCAAAACTTCAAAAAATTATCGCTGAATCAAGTTTTGATAACTGGTCACCGTCACTTAGAGGTGCGTTTGTGCCGCCGTTTGCAAAAATGAGGGGAGGCTCTGCGACATATTGTCTGAATACTACTCAGCAAGACAAGAAGCTTGGTGTTTACACGCCACGCCTGACACTATATGTGCAACGCATCGTTGGTGGTTATCGTCGCTTACTTTATGTTGAGTTTTCCGCTCCAAAACTGCTCTATGGGAATAACTTTACCGAAATCGGGATGCCTGATTATCGTAAGCTTTGTGACAAGCTGAGCATGTCGTTGGCAGCTAAAGGTGTGAACTTATCATCAAATCAGCTTCGTTATGCTGAAATAAAGGCGGTTCATTTTGCTAAGAACATCGTATTCACGGATGGCACGAAGCCTAGCGATGTGATTCGCTATCTCAGAAAGGCGGAGGTTAGCCTACGCAAGAAAAAGTGTGAAACAAAGTATCTTAATGACGGTGACGCACTCCATATCTACACTAATTCTCGTGGATTTTGTGTTTATGACAAACTGCGTGAACTGGAAAAAGCTAAAAGCACCGAAAAGGGTAACCTGGAAAAAGATAGTTGGTGCCAGCAGGAATATGTTAAAGATTTCCTGATAACAACACCTAAGCCATTTGAAGTTTTGCGGATTGAGTCTAGGCTATTGAATCGTGTAGCTATCGTGCAAGAATTGAGGGCACTTGGTTGCAATGTGCCTGACCGACCAAGGTTAAAAGATGTCTATGACTTAAACGTGGCAAAAGCCTTGCTCCTGAGTGATTTAACTGCGCTGGAAATAGCAATGCCGTCGTCCGTTGGGGGTAGAGAGCCTCCAGATGTCTATTTGGCAGAAATCCAGGAATTACTCCAGCAAATGTCTTAATGCTACTGGGTAAGCACATTGCGACCGATGAAGTTGGTGTGAATGCCACCAGAAAAGCATTAGGATGCACAAACCGACAATGGTGTGACCTGAGGAAAAGAATAGCAAGTTATAAACTGCCAGAATCTGATGTGGAATACTTCGCAGAAATGCGAGCTCAAATTATTAAATTTAAGCTGCTTAACCTTGATGATTACAGGGGCCAAGCGGTATAATTAAGAGGAATAAAATATGACAATTCAAGTAATGGCAGATGCAAAATCTGCAAATAAAGCCAATGCTAAAGTAAGTAAAAGCGAAACAAATCCAGTAAAGCGAAAAGCCGTCATCTTCGCTCGTGTTTCGACGGCACGTCAGGAGAAAGAGGGGCTGTCGCTGACTGAGATTCAAATTCCACGTGCTGAAGAATATGCAAAAAAGCACGGATTGGAAGTAGACAAAGTCTTTTCCGTGAGTGAAACTGGTGGTCAGTATAAGATTCGCAAGAAGTTTGCGGAGATGATTGATTATGTTAAGAAGAATAAGAGTGTGACCGATGTAATTGCATTTCGTGTTGACCGTATTACGCGTAACTTTCAAGATGCTGTAGTGGTCGATGACCTACGCTCTAAATTCGGTAAGCGAATCCACTTTATCGATGATAATTTCATCTTGGATAAGGATAGCAAGAGCAACGATATTCTACAATGGGACATGAAAGTTCTCATTGCTCGTCAGTATCTCGAACGAGTGAAGGAAGACGGGCAAAACTCGAAGTTGTCAAAACTTCAGAAGGGTGAGTTGCCCTGGTCTGCCCCGTTTGGCTATATGCACACTAAGCTGCCAAATGGCACACGGACGGTAATCGAACACCCAACAAAGGGTAAGGTTGCGAAAGAAATCTTACGTCGCTATTCGACTGGAATGTATTCCCTAAAGTCGTTATCTAAAGAAATTGAGCAAGAATTCGGCGTAAAGTTAGTTAAGGATGGAATTTACCGTATTGTGACGAGTAAATTCTATTACGGAGTGCTCGTTGATGTGAAGACGGGGATGGAATATCCGCATATTTACGAGACGATGATTACTCGCGACCTATATGAACGTAATCAGGAGGTGCTATGTGGGCATAGTCACCGACTCCAACGTTTTTATGGTAGCAATGCAACCTACAAAGGCCTTATCACTTGTTCCGTATGTGGCTGTAGTGTTACGCCAGACACGAAAACGAAAAAGCAGAAGAATGGTAATGTGCACCACTATGTTTATTATCATTGCACGAATGGTAAAGATGAGCATTTAGACAAAGTGCATAGCATTGAAGAGCGCAAAGTTAATGCTATTATGGAAGACTTACTCGGCAATCTTATTCCGCCAAAAGAACGCATTGTAGAGCTTCGAAAAATGCTTTCTGAGGCTCATGCCAAGAAAAACAAGTATTACGAAGTGCGTCGTGGAGAGCTGGAAGCTGCTAAAAAACAAATCCAACGTCGCCAACGGAACTTGTTTGACAAATTCATGGACAACGATTCGGATGTTGTGGGTATTACACAAGAGTTCTATGACGAAAATATGTCACGATATACTGAGGAATTAGCCGAGATTGAGAGACAGCAGCAAAAACTTGACGATATCGACCAGGGCTATTATGTAACAGTGGAATATCTACTTAACCTTTTTGAGCATGCTGCTGACATCTTTAAGGTTGCGAACTCGAGCGAGAAACGCCAAATCCTAAGTATGCTACTATCGAACCTCCAATTTGACGGCGAAAACCTCACTTATACCCTGAAAGAGCCCCTCGGGGGGCTCTTCCTCAAAAAACGAAGTTCGGTATGTGTATAGACGTCACGAATGATACAAGGTTTTTCTCTTGCACCACTATGTACACGTTTTACACTATTGTATCATAAATATGTGGAAGACAAAATCGGATGCCTCACAAGAGACATCCTTAACTGAAAAATAAAAATCATTTTTTTCGGATATATATTATGGCAAGTATTGCGCTGATACCCACAATAATGCTTACAATTGCCACAAGTATCATAGCAGAGGTTTCTGATGATTGAGTATTATGCTCATCTGCTGAATTTTTCGCACCTGGGGCCTGATGGGATTCCAGATCAGCGATCATGGCATCATCGAGAGAGCAAATTCGTGTGCCAATATAATATTGTTCAGCATCAGGTAAAACATCTGCGTTTAAGATGGTCGAAAGAGTGTTATATGCATCTTTGACTGCCAGAATTGAAACAAGGTGCTTACCGTCAGCATTATATATATCTACTGTGGAACTATAGTACATTAAATGTATTGGACTACTGGCGGATATATCTACCTGACCAGTATACGAGTTAGTCGCCCAGCCGACTGACATTGTAAAGTAATCAAAGTCTGTCGGCGCATCTGGATCGAGTAGCTTCGGAGAGTGTAGTAACCACCAAATATTCTCGTCCGTAGTCGTCGAATTGCGACGGTCGCAGGGTATTAGTATCTGATATACCCTCCCTGCTTCTAATGTCATCTTATCGATTGTAGTATAGCAGTCCCAATCCAGATCAGTAGATAGTGTTGAGTCAATTGCCTCACCGTGAATCTGTACCATAAGATCAGCCTCTACAAAGTTGGCATCAGGAAGACCGGATTCGGAGTTTTCGGCAGCTGAGGGGGCTATGCTCGACTCGGATATCTGGTCCGGGTGTTCCGTTTCTGAAGCTATAACCGACATGGGTGTCGCCGTTATCATCAAGGCAGCGATAATTACAGATTTTAAAAGTCTATTACTTCTCAATATGTACTACCACCCTTGCATAATCCTGAATGGTCTTCGTACCAACACCAGCACGACCCCAGTTGACCAATGTATTTGAACCAGATACCAGATCCTCATCGACTATTTCTGCCTGGAAACGGACAATGGCATTTGAGTTGGAAGTATAACCTCCAATGTTTACACCATTTTCAACAAGAAAGTCCTCAGAAAATGTTGCACCTTCTGAGTGATTGGCATTGTAAAGTTTTGCTGATCCGCTGATATACTGCAAATTGGATGGCAGGACATCACGGATACTAACATCCGTCTGCTCTTTATCGCTGGTATTTTTATACTCGATCTGGAACTCGACTTTATCGCCGAGCTTGGCTTCGATGGTATCTTGCCATTCGTTATCCTCATCACCAACGAGCCGTACTTTGGTTTCAGTAACGTAGTCATAATCAAAAATGGCTTTGACTTCAATCGTAACATAATTGATGTACTCATAGCCTCCGGGAATAATGCCGTCAAGGTCATTATAGCCGATTTTAACCCATTCCTCTGCAACGTCAGTACTAAGATCGCCTTGATTAATAATAGCATCGGTAAGCGTGACACCGGCGCCACTGGCGTAATTGCCATTTTCGAGAAGAGCAGATCCCTCTTGATATTCAAGGTGAAACGCTGTATCACTCGTAAAGGTCACATCGTCAACATAGCCATTTTCTTCTGTGGCATTTGAAGCGCTGATCCATCCATTCACCGTAACATCTTTTGATGCGGTTTGCGGAACATAAAAACGTACTTGAGTGTTCTCCGCTGCGCCCTCTTCGCCATTAGAATTGTTATTATGAACATAGAGGCGAATAATATAAGTCTCACCATCTTCGACAGGGATCTGATCGCCTTCCCAGACGTTCGCGGCACCTTTATCCTCGCCGGCAATGCGAGCGCCAACGAAGTTGGTCTCGTTGCGGAGGGTACCTTCCGGGATAGGCTGTCCATCGTGAGTGTTCTTATACCATTCATAATCCGAGTCTTGCAGTATGATAGAATTAAAAGTAACACCTTCGAGTTTACCTTCGTTTATCTCTTGGAGTGAATAGGTTGGACGAACATTCCATGTCGTATCATCAGTATTATCCTCATCTAAAATCGGTTCATCGGTGTTAGCTTTGTCAGTGTCCGCGGTAGATTCTGTGGACGAAGCGACATTGTTTTCCGTATTCTCAGGAGTTTCTGCTGTTTGGGTGTTTGCTTCCGTATTCGTATCTCCCACTGTACTGTTTTGCCTGCAGGCACTGCATAGCAGGCATGCCGCTAATATGGTTACGAACATTTTCTTTTTCATTTGTTTCCCTCCATTTTTGTTTATTTTGATTTTGACAGAACAAGATGCTGCTGTCATAAAATCCTATTATAGTAAGGCTCAACGCTACTATTTAAGATAGCAGGCATAAATGATGCCCCGTTCGTATGAACAGGGGGTTAATCATGCGGTGGACAGCCGAAGCCAGTGGCTTCGGCTCTGAACAGTTTGAGTAGGAATAATATCACTATTCCCTATGCCGACTTCAGTACAGGCTAAACTTCTTGCGCCGTTCTTCCTCTTTCTTATTAGGACGCTCGTATGACTCAATAGCCTCCTGATGGCAACGTAAATTGTCGAGCTCTTCTTCAAATCGTTGCTGGACAATTTCCTGTGTCAATTCTTCCTGGCTATGAACATGTAGGACCTTCTCTAGGGCATCCTTCGTCATAGTAATATGGCATTCCGGATCATTTAATACACGATTTGCCTGATTCAAGACACCGAATCTGATAAAATGCCCCATGGTAAAGAATCTTGGCTTGATGCCCTTCGGAGGTTTACCATGTTTGATATCATTAGCATACCTAGAATAACACCCCGGACAAGCCTCATCGTCATCAAAAAGTTGTTTACCACAGAGCATGCATGTAGGATATTCGTTCGACAAACTAAACACCACCTTTCTTTGAAAATTTAGTAAGATTCGTCGAACAGGCTGAGCCGGTGGCTCCTACGCTGAACGATTTGGATAGGCAAGAACGATGCATTACCACATTTTGCAAAGTATAGTCAGTGTAAAAGTTGATTCAGCTTAAACGCCGAAATAGGCATTTTCTTTCTCACGTGCCAGCCGCTTGCGCTGCTCTCTCTTGCATCTTTCTTCGAATTCAGTGTGTTCTTTCTGACGTTTCGCTTCTACTTCAATATAATCGTCAATGGCTTTGCGGATCTGTTCTTCAGAGCACCCATCCTCTTCACACTCCTGGCGCAGCAATTTGATACGTTGGTAAATTTCAAGGGTCCATACGGGGATCTTGGGTGATAGCTTCCCAGCTTGCCAATATTCCCCAAACTCCTTTTCACAATATGGACAGGTACCCCTGTCGGACAAAAACTCACCATGAAATGAACATGTTAGCATTTTCACATTCCTCCTTCCAGACATGATTCAATGCCATGCATATTAAGATGTAACAGATTTCCTCTTTAGTTCCTAGTTTAACATCATTTTGGATGGATTTCAACATCAAAATACGCCATTTTACGTGGCTTTATACATTTATGCAAGGGACCAGAACAAATTTCTACAGAGGTATGGTTACATAATGGCTCTTTTCTGAGAAAAACATATCCAGAATGTAACATAAGAGGAATAAAGTTACCAAGCCCACATTGTCAGAAATAGGTTATACTCAAACATATTACAGACAAGGGGGCTTGATTTAGTTATGGCAGCAACAGAACCGATCAGAGATAAGGCACAATTACGTGCAATAGCAGAATATTATCAGAAACGTGGGAAACTACGTAATTATGTGCTGGTAGTTATGGGCGTATATACAGCGCTCAGGATCAGCGACTTACTGCAGCTGAAATGGTCTGATGTATACGACGAAGAGAAAAAGGCATTTCGGGCACATATTGCCTTACAGGAAAAGAAAACCGGTAAGTCCAAGATTATTGCCCTGAATAAACGGGCGCTCGAAGCTTTAAAACAGTATTTCCCCAAGAGGCGTGGTGAGTTTATTTTTGCTAATAATCGGAAAGACGCCAAACCAATCAACCGGGTACAGGCATGGAGGATTATTCATGAGGCAGCGGTGGCTGAAGGAGTAATGGGAAAGATCGCCTGTCACAGTCTCAGAAAAACATGGGGATATCATGCCTGGACGAGCGGCAGGGTATCCCCGGTTGTAATTATGCATATATACAATCACAGCAATTATGAAGTAACTCGACGTTATCTTGGAATCGTACAGGATGATCTGGATAAAGCCTACTGTGGTCTGGAGCTGTTATGAATACTATATGTATGTTGCCTGGTCGCGTCCTAAAACATGGTTTTAGGACTCTTTAGGTTGTCCATCTGTAGCAGAAAATGAATTTTACCTGAACGGGCGCTATCATTCGTCTGAATCTTTATAAAATGTTTTCTCAGCGACTGGATTTGAAAGAAACAGATCGCCCTTGTTTCTGTATAATCGTATGTTCAATTCGTCAGACTCCCCATTCAATCTTATTTGGTAACTTTTTACGGCGTCAAACATTTCATCAATATCATAGTTCTCCAGATTAATAATCACCTCTAAGTTTGTTCTCTCAAAATTATCCGATCCTATTTTGATACTCTGAAGAATCTCAAATTCGCGAAGGTTCTTCCGGCAGATTCTGCCTGCACTTTTGGGAATGAAACAGGCTACAACAAGGAGCAGTAAATACAATTCCATTTTCTTCAGCATCTTTTTGTCCTTTGCTTTCTCAAAATTTGTCTTGGGGTCTGAAAATAGAACCTTTTGAACACGCTCATTATAGAGGTAAAATTATTCCAATACAAGCACAAGGAACATCGAGATATGATTAAATACGATAAATTGTGGGTGACTATGAAGAAAAAAGGGATTACTCAGTATAATCTGACTCATGACCACCACTTGAGCAAATCACTTTTGCATCGGCTCAGAAAGAATGAGGGCGTCAGTACAAACTCATTGAATACCCTCTGCAACATATTAGACTGCAATATTGAAGACATCGCAACGCATTATAAAGACTAAAGCCTCATTTCTACAAAAATGTACAGAAATGAGGCTTTTTTGTATTCTAAAAGAAAATGGATTTCTTCTATAAATAGATATATCATCTTCCATTCTCACACTGTCTATATTGGAATCTCCAAACCCATCTTCCCGGTTTTTGTCAAAATTTCAAATTTTTTCTCACAATGTGTTAATAATCCGTCTTATCACGGCCTACAAAGTAAGAGGAGAAATAATCCTCTAAATAAAAACAAGGAGGAAGATTCCATGAGAAACAAAAACAGGTACACCGAAGATCCTACCGCAATCCTGGCAGATGACATTATTGACCCGTCACCAGCCAAGCGCAGCATCAGTCTGCTGCTTTCATCCCGCTCCGGGAGTCTGATGTTGCAGGACGCTATGTTGCAGGCAGGAAATGATCATTGTCGTGCTCTGCTTGCACAGACAGCGTTGGAACACACGGGAGCACTTGCTGTAATGGCCGGACGATTGAGTACGATTGCTCCGCAGGGTAGTCAGTATTACCAGGCGATTCTGGCAGCGTATGCTCAAAAAGCGGTTGAAAAAGTTGGGAGGTGGTAATTGTGCTGCAAGTCATAATCCTGCTCATATTGAGCATATGCCTGACCTTATTGATTATCTTTTTGCTGATCTGCTACAGCGATTATCACAGGCTAAAAAGAGAGAACCGCCAGCTTTCCTACGTGTTAGAAGACCGCTTTACTTTGCAGTCTGACAGTCTGGAGGCCTACTGCAGCATGATTCATGAAGCTTGTCGTGAGGGCGGCTTCTGGGAAGACATGGACGTTAGTGAAAAGGATAACAATTAAACCATTATCTGTCGATCCCTGAAATTATTACAACAGCGGTTTTTACAGCATCATATTGACGATTTTACATCTATTATACCATGTCTTATCGCTGTGTAAAGTAGTTCCGGTTAAGTTTTTTATCTGGTGTGACTTTTGCTTTAATCTGGTCAAAAGCCACACCAGAAAAGAAAGGAGATTTTATGAACAAAGTACCTGCAGCTAAAAAATTTAGAACAATTCTTGCTGATCCGCCCTGGAGCATCAATCAACGGGGCAGATACAGTAACCGCAGCGCAGAGAGCCATTATGAGCTAATGTCATTGGAGCGGATCAAGTCTATGCCAATAGCAGACCTGTGTGAAGATAATGCTCATCTTTACGTTTGGATACCGAATGGGCTGTTACAGGAAGGGCTGGACGTTGTCAAGGCATGGGGATTTACTTTCCGCAGTCCGATTTACTGGATCAAACCACGGCTTCTGCTGGGAAATTATATCAGAAATGCTTCAGAAACATGCCTGTTTGCCACTCGCGGCAAAGCACCGGTTAAATTCAATTCTCAGCCCAACTGGGTGTTTGCACCGCAACAGGGTCACAGTCACAAGCCGGAGGAGCAGTTTGCGATCATAGAAAGATTATCATATGGTCCATATCTGGAGCTGTTCGCGCGTCGTCGACAACCTGGCTGGGATGTTTGGGGTAATGAGATTGACAGTGACATTATCATCCCGGACTATCCCGTCCCCAGATACAGCGCCAAAGCTCTGGGGGAGGAGGTGTGATGTTTGGAACCAAGAGGATTCTTAAACCGGCTGCTCGAATGTGCATTTATCTTTGCTCTAAGCGCCTGGCTCATCAGAACTGCTGTACGGTATCTGGAAGAAGTCTGGCCAATACTGTTACTTCTTGCTGTCGTTGGTCTGATCGTCCTTATTTGTTGGCGCATATACAGACATTGGAGGGATGCGGGACAATGGTAGGAGAAAGGAGTGGGCAATGAGAAAACATAATATAGAAAACATTATCTGGCGGGAGGTGGTCTGGCAGAGACAGTTTGAAACGACGGCAGTGTGGGAGGCATTCTCACATCTCGCCGCTCTTTCCCCCAGAGGAGCTGTTATCTGGGAAACACGCGGTCACAATGGAAAAGTCACTCATCTTTTGGGCGCTGATCGGAAATATATGAGAAGCATCGAGGAGGCTCTCCATGCCCATGGTGATATTCAGTTCCATGATATCTCCTTAGAGGTACGTCATCCGGTCACAATTTCCCGTCAGCTCAAGGTAACACATCCCCGGCTTTCTTTAAGAACGGATATTACCGCAGCAGTCATCCGGGCGGGACTGGCAGCATTGGCTGAGGATAAAACGAATACGGAGACAGTTGTACAGGTTATATTGGGGCGGGCTTATGCGCCCACCCCTGTTCCGGCCGATCTGCCAGACCCACATATTACTTGGCTGCAGGTAATTCTGGGCAACGTTGGTAAGGCTACAACGGAAAGCCGTAAAAATGTTCGTGAAAAAGCCGAACAACAGGTATTTCAGGCGGTTGTCCGCATTGGAGCCTCCGGTGATCATGCTGCAGCGCGTCTTCGAGGACTGCTTGGAGCATTGAAGATTCTTGACTCTGCCGGTGTACATATCCGGGAGGAAAAAGCTTTCTCCAATCATATAAATCTTGCATATGTACCATGGCATTTCCCATTACAGTTATCTGTAAAGGAACTGACAAGTTTTCTCTTACTTCCGGCAGGAGAGGATGAGCTTCCGGGTACACCCGGACTTCACCCTAAGCTCCTTCTGCCGCCAGCATGGTACAAAGCTCCGATCAATCTGAATAATGATCGTGGGTTTGCGGTGAGTATGGACGCATCTGTCCCCAAAAAACTCAGTATCCCCATAAAAGATTCTCTGGAACATACTCACCTGATTGGCCCGACTGGTTCAGGAAAATCAACAGCCATGTTACACTTGATTCTGGCGGACATTAAGGCTGGGCGCAGCGTTCTGGTCATTGACCCGAAGGCTGACCTGATAAATGATATTCTTTCACGGATTCCTGAACAACGTACAGGCGACGTGATTGTCATTGATCCCGGTGATGCCTGTCCGGTTGGATTCAATCCATTAGCATTCAAAAATCATGAGAGTTCAACACTGATTGCGGATGCTGTTCTTGGCGTACTTAAAGAGATCTGGCGTGACAGCTGGGGAGTGAGAATTCAGGATATTCTCAGTGCTGCACTGTTGACCTTGGTGGATGTTGAAGGTGCAACGCTCTTATGGCTTCCGGCCTTGCTGACAGATGAGAATTTTCGCCGGAATATCACCAAAAAGATAAAAGACAAGATGGCTCTGAGACCCTTCTGGGAACAGTTTGAGGCACTCAGCGAATTGCAGCGTCGTCAGCAAATTGAACCTGTATTAAATAAGCTACGCCAGTTTCTACTTCGACCGGGGCTTCGTAATGTTTTGGGGCAGGCAAAACCAAAATTTGATCTTACGGATTTATTCTGCAAACGTCGGATCGTATTGGTTCCTCTCAATAAAGGATTGATCGGTTCGGAAAGTGCCCGGCTTCTTGGCAGTTTGATCGTTGGTCTGACTTGGACGCTGGCTTTGTCCCGTGCCAAATTACCGCCGGAACGCAGATTTCCGGTAGAGATGTATATTGACGAGCTTCAGGATTATCTCAGCCTGCCTACTGATTTATCAGATGCTTTAGCACAGGCAAGAGGCTTGGGACTTGGACTGACATTAGCGCACCAGTATTTTGATCAGCTTCCACCGGATATCCGATCAGGTATCAACGCCAATACCCGTAACAAGATATTTTTCGGACTTAATTCTGTGGATGCCAGAATTGCTGCTGGCATGGCGCCGGAATTATCCATCGAAGATTTTATGAGTCTGCCGCGGTATCAGATTTATACATCGTTCCAGTCTGCCGGAAAAAGCACGGGGTGGATACAGGGACAAACATTGCCTCCGCCTCCGGTCTTGCGGGATGCTGCTGAGCTTAAAGCCCAAAGTCAATCATCCTATGGCATGTCGGCAGAACAGATAGAGGCTGAGTATTTTGAAATGTTCTCAAATGATCATATTTCTGAGGAAGAGTGGGAGAACTCATCGATTGGAAGGAGGAAACGCTTATGACTAATCGACCGACGAACCATGATCGGAAAGCAGAAGCAAAAAAGCCTGCAACGCCGGATTTTTCTAAATATAAGGTTTGTAATTCCTATAGTAATCCAGCTCCAAATAATTCCTCTTACGGGGGAGAAGGTAAGGAAAATCAACGGATTTCCCGTAAACATTTAGTCGAGCTGGATATATCTTTGGGAGAGCGTGATAAAAAAGTATTATCAGCGATTCAAAGACATCGTTATCTGATGACAGGACAAATTCAACGGCTGTTTTTTACGAATGCTGCCTCGCCCAATGCCGCTCTGAGAGCTTCAGGCCGTTGTCTGAAAAAGCTTCGGAATATGGGGCTTGTCGATGCGCTGTCCCGCCGGATCGGGGGAATACGGGCCGGATCTGGGTCCTTAGTCTGGTATATCTCTCATGCCGGAGAACGTCTGTTGCGCCTTCACGACTACAAAGCAGCACCCGTCAGACGATTTTTTGAACCTTCGCCGTATTTTCTGGCGCATACACTGGCAGTATCAGAAATTTCTATCCAGTTGGCAGAGTTATGTCAAAAATATGGATTTACTCTTAATGCGTTACAGTTGGAGCCGGAATGCTGGCGAGCATACAGCAGGCATGGAACACAACTCTCCTTAAAGCCTGATCTGTACGCTGTTACTGTATCCGGTGAGTATGAGGACCGCTGGTTCTTCGAGGTCGATCTTGACACCGAATCTCCAGCCAAAGTGATAGAAAAATGCCGAAAATACCATCAATATTATCATACGGGATTAGAGCAGAAAATTTCCGGCGTATTTCCGCTGACAGTCTGGATTGTACCGGATCAGAAACGTAAAGAGCATCTGGTTGACCATATTCGTACTGCATTTGAGAAACAGCTTCGTCTGTTTGCGGTGATTACGGGGGATGAATTGGCGGATCTTATCCGAGAAGGCGGGGATGGAGGGATGCTGTGCTGACGAATCAAGGGGGAGATTTATTAAACCTTATCCGTGCAAGCCATAAAAACAAATCAAACAACATGAAAAAATATGAGAAGGAGACCATATGATACCCAATATCAAAAAAGAAGCTGTTCTTTCCATGTACCAACAGGGACAGAAATATAATGAGATTGCAGAAAGCCTGTTCTTATCCCCCAACACAGTCAAATCTATTTGTCGCCGCAGCGGTATTAAACCGATACAGATGGACAAGCCGGGGCATGAAAGATGTAGGAATTGCGGCGTACCTTTACGCCATAGCCCAGGCTCCAAGCCAAAGACATTTTGCAGTGATCGTTGTCGTTATACCTGGTGGAATCGGAGAAGAAAACTTCAGCCGCACCATTTGGTTTGCAGCTATTGTGGACGAAGGTTTATCAGCTACGGAAATAAAAAGCGAAAGTTTTGTGGACGGGAGTGTTATCTTCTCAGTCGTCATGGGGAGGGACTGCCGTAAGGAATGGTTTGTCACTTCCCAATACGTGCGGCATTGTCATTGCCGGACGACAATGCGGATCGGCTGTCTGGAACAGATTGTGATTGTTTGGAATGATGTATCAGGAAGTACCGATATACAACAGGCACACGAAAAGCTGGCTGATCCGAAAAAACAAAAAGAAAGGAGGTTCTAAGTCAGTAACGATGTAACATGTTGAACACAGCATAAAACAATTGGTGGACACGATGTGAACTTATTTTAAGGACGCATCCGTGGATGCCTCCTTAAATGACGATCGCAGAACGGTCCGCCAGGAAAAGGAGGACGATGTTAGATGTTTACCAGAAAATTTGGCATTGAGGTGGAGTTCACCGGGATCACTCGACAACAGGCGGCAGACACGATTGCTGATTACCTTCGGGGTGAGGTCAACTACGTTGGCGGTCATTACGAAGTCTACGAGGTCAAAGCCCCGGATGGAAGGACCTGGAAGTTTATGTACGATGGCAGCCTCAATTGTCAGTACAGGGGAACCCTATCAGCAAACGATCATTACAGTGTAGAGTTGGTCAGCCCTGTCCTAAACTATTATCAGGACATTGCTGTTCTTCAGGGGATCGCAAGACGCCTGCGTCGAGCTGGAGGATTTGTCAACAAAACCTGTGGTATCCATATCCATCTGGATGGAGCGGGGCACACTGCAAGGAGTATCCGCAACTTTATCAACATTATTGCCAGCCATAATGACCTGTTTTATAAAGCGTTACAAATTGCGCCAGAAAGAATGCAATATTGCCAGAAAATGGATCTGTGGCTGGTAGAACAAATGAACCAGAAAAAGCCAAAGACTTTGGAGCAGCTTGAGGATATCTGGTACGAGAAATATACAGGTAGACGCAGCAACCATTATCATGGCAGTCGCTATCATTTCCTCAATCTACATAGTTTCTTTCACGGAAACCATACAGTAGAGCTTCGAGGGTTCAATGGCACACTCCATGCCGGAAAGATCAGAGCTTATGTTGTGTTTGCTCTTGCGCTTAATCATCAGGCGCTGACACAGAAAAATGCTCGATATCATAAGGTACAGGAAGATAACGAAAAGTTCGCAATGCGAGTATATCTGAATCGAATTGGTTTCATCGGAGAGGAGTTTAAAAGCTGTAGAGAACACTTATACAGACACTTAAAAGGTAATGTTGCCTGGAGATATGGCTCACGGGAAAATGTGAGAAGCCATATCAACACGAGAAACAGCACAAATTCTGAAAATGGAGGTTTGGAAAATGTACAATAAAAACAAAGAGAAGCTGTATATTGCCTATGGCTCTAATCTTAGCCTGGAACAGATGGCAAGACGTTGCCCTACGGCGGAAATAGTAGGAACAGCTACTTTACGTAACTGGCGTTTGTGGTTCCGCGGCGGGAATCGTAGTGCTGTGGCAACTGTCGAGCGTGAACAGGGATATAAGGTTCCTGTGCTGGTTTGGCGGCTGCAGCCAACAGACGAAGATGCTCTTGACATTTATGAAGGGTGGCCGCATCTCTACCGCAAAGAAACTTTACACCTCACACTGGACGGGGAAAGAGTCGCCGCTATGATTTATATCATGAATGAATCTGGGCATCCCTATAATACGCCGTCAGCTCACTACTTTGAGATTATCAAGGAAAGCTACAAAGATATGGGATTTGATCTCAACATCCTGCATCGGGCTGTTTGCGATTCCCGGAAAAGGAGGATCGAAAATGACTGAAACCATCAGGCAACAGATTGAGAGCATACGACGAAGCGGAGAAACCAATATGCTGGACGTAAACATGGTACAGCGGATCGCTAATCGCAGGCACTATTATGGACTTGTCGTTTATCTGGAAGAGCATCGTAAAGAGTATGTAAAATACATTTTTACCGGTGAAATCTGTGATAAAGAGTAACCTGTAGATTTTCCGCATACTGATCAGATATTCAGACTTGATTTTTTGGAAAGCTTGAGTGATATATGGTGTGCGGACTAAAGAAAGGAGCAAAATCCATGAGAATACAATACAGCTACAATCTAACCGGTAAAAAACGTAAAGAGTTTGTTCAGGCCATAAGTGATATCTTAGGCAAACCGGCTGTTTACCAAAAGGCACCCACGTTTGCTTATGCCATAGGGCTTTACAACGTAGATAAGAATGGCGTTTTATCCTGTACGGAAAATGTTTCTCCGGACGAACTGGAACGACTGATAAACCAGCTGAAAGAACACGGCTATATATCGGAGAGTTCAGAAGAAATCTCCACAGAAAATATGGAGCAGGAATCTGAAAAGTCTCCTGGAGCAGAAAATAATGAACCGGAAAATGAGACGGTGGATGACAATACATTCATTGTAGAAATACCAAAAACCGGGTTTTCTGAAGAAGCTCTGGAAAGATTGACAAAAATTATTGACAGTAAGGCTCCGTTGTTCAGAAAAGCCATTGGTACAGATCATTTATCCGTAATCATTGATGAATCCAGTCTGCGATTTCCGTGGTTTACATTACATGGTCTGGACGGGGAAGCCGATGCCTATCACCGCTTGATTTCCGCTCTATGTGAAATGGCAAAGAAGCAAAAACGAGTCATCACCAAAGAATGTAGTATGGAGAATGAGAAGTTTACGATGCGCCTTTTTCTGATAAGATTGGGGTTTATCGGAGATGAATATAAGGCGGCACGTAAGATTCTGCTCAGAAATCTGTCTGGCAATGGCAGCTGGAGATACGGATACCGTCCGGAACGACCTGCATCAACAGAGAACCAAAATGAAGGGGGCGCACATTATGGAAAATAATCATATTTCCTCCGGCTCAGATACATTGTTTGTAAACTGGGCATCCGGGTTTAGCCTGATTGTTATTTACAGCATTGACCAGATCTGGAAACTGTAAGATCAAGGGGGCCGATCGGTCCCCTGATTATTTATCAGCATAAACACCGGGAAAGTGGAGGTAAATTATGAGAGAAATTACAAAAATTGACCATTCGTATCTTAAACCGATCCGACGAAAGCGTGTGGCGGCCTACGCTCGCGTATCTTCTGGTAAGGATTCCATGATTCATTCACTGTCTGCTCAGATCAGCTATTACAATCATTATATTGGTAACAGGGGAGACTGGGAATTAGCTGGGATCTATGCGGACGAAGGCATCACTGGAACGAAGGAGAAGCGTCCAGAATTCCAGAGAATGCTGTCCGACTGTAGGGCGGGAAAAATTGATATGATCCTTACCAAGTCTGTGACACGTTTCGCCCGCAATACGGTGACCATTCTGGAAGCTGCACGGGAATTAAAGGCATTAGGTATAGATATCTATTTTGAAAAAGAAGACATCCACACCTTAAGCGCAGACGGAGAATTGATGCTGACACTCCTGGCATCTTTTGCACAGGAGGAGAGTTGGTCAGCCAGCGAAAATATGAAATGGCGTATTCGGAAAAAGTTTGAGCAGGGACATCTTGCCAACGCTTGTATGCTGGGTTACCGTTTAAAGGATGGAATCTTGCAGATAGTCCCCGAAGAAGCCAAAACAGTGCGTCAGATATTTCATGATTATCTCTCAGGAATGGGGAGAAATGCCATTGTCAAAAAGCTGATACGCATGAATACTCCTACCCGGACAGGCCGTCCATGGAACGAAACTACCATTTATGGTATTTTGCGAAACGAAGCGTATACTGGAAATCTGTTATTACAGAAAACTTACAAAAGTGATCATATTACCAAAAAGTGCATACAAAATCGCGGAGAACTTCCCATGTATTATGTGGAGAATGCTCATGAAGCTATTATCAACAAAGATATTTTTGAGCAGGTACAGCAGGAGATCGCGCGCCGAGCGAAAAGGTTCCATAAAACACCTAAACCAACGGAACCCTACATTTTTACAAGTATGATCCGTTGCGGATTTTGTGGCGGAAGCTTCAATCGAAAGATCGCTGATGCTGGCTTCAAATGGCAAAAACCAGTATGGAGGTGTCATGTACTTGATACGCGCGGTAAAAAAGCCTGTCAGTCCAGGCAGATCCCAGAGAAGATTCTCTTGGAAAGAACTATGGGGGTTCTGGGTGTGACGGAATTAAGCCGGGATATTGTCCTTGACAAGATCGCCGAGATACAAATGTTGAAAAACAATCGGATACTTTATATCTTCAGGGACGGACATACAGCGGAAGTAACTTGGGAGCATCCTCCCCGCAGCGAAGGCTGGACAGAGAAAATGCGACAGCAGGCGAGAGAACGCCGACTGAAAATGGAGGAAAGGAGACATCAAAATGACAACCCCGATCAGAAAAGTTCATAAGATAGAGAGCAGGATTGCTTTAAATATTGCCGCACCAGTTGCAGAACAGCACAAAAAGCGCGTGGCGGCTTATGCCCGCGTCTCTACGGATTCGGATGAGCAGCTCTCCAGTTATGAAGCGCAGATAAACTTCTATGCTCAGCATATTAAAAGTAATCCTGAATGGGAATTTGTCTCAGTTTATACTGACGAAGGGATTTCCGGCACTAACACCAAAAAACGGGAAGGGTTCAATCACATGATCGAAGATGCATTATGCGGAAAGATAGATCTAATCCTTACCAAGTCGATCAGTCGTTTTGCCCGTAATACGGTGGACACATTGACTGCTGTCAGACGGCTGAAAGAAAAAGGGGTGGAAGTGTATTTCGAGAAAGAAAATATTCATACACTGGATGCTAAAGGCGAGGTCATGATCACCATTATGAGCAGTTTGGCTCAGGAGGAAAGCCGTTCTATCAGTGAAAACATAACCTGGGGCAAGCGGAAGAGTATGGAAGACGGAAAAGTCAATATGCCTTATAAATCTTTTCTTGGCTATGAAAAAGGCGAGGACGGGCTTCCCAAGATTGTTGAGGCAGAAGCGGAGATTGTACGTAAAATATATAATCTGTTTCTGGAAGGAAAGACTGTTCGGGCTATTGCCAACCTGCTTGTCAGCGAGGGGATTCCGACGCCAGCAGGTAAAAAACAATGGAGCGTGTCTACTATTATGAGCATTCTTCAGAACGAAAAATACAAGGGTGACGCCCTGCTTCAGAAAACCTACACAGCAGATTTCCTGACCAAAAAGATCAGGAAAAACAGGGGAGAGCTTCCGCAGTACTATATAAAAAATTCTCATCCGGCCATTATCAATCCAGAGATGTTTGATCTGGTGCAGAAGGAAATTGAGCGGAGACGTCCTGTTCGTCGACAATTACACAAGAACAGCCCATTCACTGCCAGAATCCTCTGTAATGACTGTCATAAATTTTATGGTAGAAAAGTATGGCACAGCGGTAGTAAATATCGTAAATGTATCTGGCGATGCAATCATAAGTATGATCATAAGACTGCCTGCACGACTCCAATTTTAGAGGAAGAGGAGATCATGGATGCTTTTGTAATGGCCTTTAATCAGGTATTGGAGAAAAAAGAACCGTACATAAAGCATCTTAAGGAGCTTTTTATCAAACTGGCAGATACTCAGTATCTGGAAAAACAGCAGGATCTGGCAAGAACCAAGCATGCTGATCTGATCAACGATCTTCGTCGCTATATGAATGAGAACACCCGACAGATACAGGATCAGGAAGAGTATAACCGCCGATTCTCAGAAATGGATGCAAAGTGCAAAAAGGCGGAAGATCGGATCGCCTATCTGGATAACAAGATGGTAGAGCAGCTTGGCCAGAAAGAACAGATTCATCGCTGTCTTAAAAAGTTGGAGCAATGCAGAGAGAGTCTGACGGAGTTTGATACCGATCTGTGGTGCATCGTGGTGGATTCGGTAACAGTGTTCTCGGATAAGACTCTTATGTTTCGGTTTTATGGCAATATGAAGGTGTCGGTCAAAATATCAGAAAATAAGTAGACTGATACGAACGGAATTAGCACATTAGGCCCCTGCGGAGACTTCCACAGGGGCTTGTTATCATGATAATCAAGTATAAATCGGATACGATTATAATAATCTCGTATTTATTTTTTTTAAGTTTTGCCTATGTGTGGATTTGCTTGTTTTTATGCATTTTATAAAGTAAAACGATAATGGCGGCTAGACATATTAAAATCAACATACTAAGCACAGTTGCTTTGGTCATAAATATATTCCCATCTTTCTTGACTATCACCTGAGCATAATCCTGAATGGTCTTCGTACCGACACCAGCACGACCCCAGTTTACCATAGTGTTAGAACCACAAGCCAAGTTATCATCAACGACTTCCACCTGGAAGCGAATGATAGCGTTGGAGCCAGCAGTATATCCACCAATATTTACACCCTGATTAACAAGATAGTCATGAGTGAAGGTAGCACCGCTAGGATGGTTAGCATTGTAAAGCTTGGCCGAACCGCTGATATAACGCAGGTTGGATGGCAAAATGTCACGAATGCTGACGCCCATCTGGGTTTTGTCGCTAGTGTTCTTGTACTCGATCTGGAATTCGACTTTGTCGCCGACCTTGGCTTCAACAGTGTCTTTCCAAGTGCGATCGGCATCACCGACAACACGAGCTTTCTTTTCTACAGTATATTCGTAATCAAAGACCGCTTTGACTTCGATGGTCACGTAGTTGATGTATTTATAACATCCAGGGACATCACCGTCGAGGCCGTTGTAGCCGATCTTAGTCCACTCATCGGCAACGTTGCCGGTAGGATTACCTTGGTTGACGATGCTATTGGTGAGCTTGACGCCAGCACCACTAGCGTAGTTACCGTTCTCAAGCAGAGCGGAGCCATCAACGTACTCAAGATGGAACGGAGTGTCGTTGTTGTAGAAAGTCACATCATCGACATAACCGTCTTTCTCACGAGCATTATCGGCTTTCAGCCAACCATTGACCGTAACGTTTTTGGAGGCAGTTTGAGGAACGTAGAAGCGCACCTGAGTGTTCTTCGCGACGTTACCCTCTTCCTCGCCGTAAGGGTTATTGTTGTGAACGTAGAGACGGACGACATAGGTCTTGCCATCTTCGACCGAGATCTTATCGCCTTCCCAGACGTTGGCGGCACCTTGGTTGGTTCCAGCGACACGAGCGCCAACGAAGTTGGTCTCGTTGCGGAGGGTGCCTTGAGGGATGGGCTTACCATCATGAGTGTTTTTGTACCACTCGTAGTCAGAATCTTTGAGGACGATGGAGTTGAAGGTGATGTCACCTTTCTTCCAGCTACCGTCATTGATCTGCTCTAACGAGTAGGTCGAGAATTTTTCATCATAATTGTTATTC